GATGTGCTTTACGAATATATATTTGATGGAACTAGTCGTTATTGGGTAGATATCAGTTCTGCCGCAGTCTTTGCAAACGCAATTATAGTAGACCCATTGAATCCATTCTTACTAATGGGCTCATAATGAAAGATTAAAAATGCCAACAACATACAGAGTTTTAGGTCAATCGAATCCCACAGCAAACGTGTTAACAACTATATACACCGTACCTGTCAATACACAAGCGGTGATTAGCACAGTTGCTGTTTGCAATTTAAGTAACGTCGCAACGACTTTTAGTTTAGCGGTAGCTGTAGCTAACGCTGCAATTAGTAATAGGCAATATGTAAACTTTCAAACTGCGCTACCTGGAAATGATACACTAACACTAACATTGGGAATGACTCTTGGAAATACAGATGTGATTGCAGCTAATTGCCAAAGTTCAACAGTTGCAATTAATGTTTTTGGAAGCGAGATTAGCTAATGCCAGGAATTAGTTCAACAAGTACTCGCAGAGCTGCTGCAAGTACAGCAGTCGCCGGCCAAGCTACCGTTATTAACAGCGGCACAGCTTTTACAGTGACAGGCACAATTGTAACATCTAACACCACTATTAATTTGGGAGTAGTTACGCCCGGCGAGAATAGCTCGAGTTCTACAGTGACTGTATCTGGCGGCCCATCAATAGCAAACGTGCAGTACTTAGACGCAAACAATACAGTTGTGGCCGGCCAGATTGCAGTTAATACCACAGGCGGCAACATTTTAATTAACGGTTCCAATTTTGTGGCTAATAGCAGCGTGTACGTGAATAATACACTAGTTACAAACACTTTTATCAGTACCAGTCAAATTAGGGCTATAGTGCCATCTGGTAGTGTTGGTAATGTTTCATTAATGATATTTGCACCCACGAATTCTGGTGCCATGGGGCCTGCCGTTCGTTACAGCGGCGCTCCGAGCTGGACTACAACCGCAGCTGGTTCTAACAATGGCGCCGCTGCGTCAATTCAGTTAGTTGCAACAGGCGATAGTGCATTAACATACACGTTGGGGGCAGGATCGTTGCCAACTGGATTAACTCTATCTAGCTCAGGTTTAATTTCTGGCACAGTATCTGGATATACTAATACCACTGTAGTAACTTTTACTGTTATTGCTACAGACCAAGAAGGTCAGCAAACTCAACAAGTTATTAACTATACAGTACAAGTCGGCGATACTTTTATATCATATGTGCCACTAATATTAAGTGCAGCAACACCGACTGCAAACACATTTGTCGCCGATGCCAGTGTTAATAACACAGTGCTCACAATATTAGGAGATACTCAGCCCTCGAATCGCACTCCGTTTGCATCGAATCCCGGAACGTATGGCAGCGCATATTTTGACGGTACTGGAGACTATTTGACTAGCCCATCTAGTGCTGCACTAGCTTTTGGCACAGGAGACTTTACAGTAGAAATGTGGGTCTATTCCCAAGATGTTTCTGTATCCAGTCAACGAGGGGTTCTTCAGATTTCAGATACTGCAGGTGGCCTTAAAACAACTTATACCACCGGAATGATATGTTATTTTGGCGGAACAGGTAACGGGTCAATTAACATTATTGTCGGCGGCACAGCTTACGATTCTGCTGCAGGAATAGTATCGCCGAATACTTGGAATCACGTTGCAGTAACTCGGTCTTCCGGGACAGTAAGACTTTGGTTAAATGGTACGTCTGTTGCGTCTGGCACCGGAAATAATACCAATTTAACAGGTACCTATATAGCAATCGGCGGGTACTACTCGACGTCGTATCTTTTAACGGGTTACATGAGCAACCTGCGCATAGTCAAAGGAACGGCATTATACACAAGCACTTTTACTCCAAGCACAACCCCATTGACAGCGGTGTCAGGTACAAGTTTACTAACGCTTCAAACCAATCAACCAACCAACAATAACAGATTTTTGGACAGTAGCGCAACTAACAGCATTATCACACGGAACGGAAATGCAACGCAAGGTACATTTACGCCGTTTGGAGAAAGCTGGAGTTACTATCTTAATGGATCCGGCACCACTACCACATTGCCTACTGTAAGAACTCCCACTAGCAGCAATTATGTTTTTTATGGATCTAGTGGAACTGTAGAAGCATGGGTATACCTTACAGGCTATTCAACCGGTGCATTGCCACAAGGCGGCTCAATATTATACTCTGTGCATTGGGGTTCAGGGGAACGCTATAATGCATTAGCAATCAATGGCAACGGTTATTTTTATATCATCAAAGACGGCGGCGGGTACATAGACAATACCAGCACTACTCTTATCCCGCTGTACACTTGGACACACATTGCTTGGACTTATAACGGATCCGCAAATAAATTTTATGTCAACGGAGTAGATATAACCAGTCAGTTTAGTAATCCGACACTGTCGGGACAGTTTCCGTTTAACACAACCGGCACCCCATTTGTAACAATCGGATCAACATTTTATAACGGAAGCTCATGGACATATTTGTCTCCTCTCATAGGTTATGTTAGCAACTTGAGAGTGGTAAAAGGATCAGTACTATACACAGGAAATTTCACACCTAGCACTACACCGTTACAGCCTGTTACAGGGACTGCCCTGCTAACTGGTCAGTCTAATAGGTACGTGGATAATTCTACCAACAATCAGTCTTTGACAGTCATTGGTAATGCAACTGTTCGAGATTTTAGTCCTTTTGTAGGAATCACTTTGCCCACACCATACTATAGTGCGTACTTTGACGGTAGTGGAGATTCACTATCTGTACCAACTTCTACCGCCTTGCAGTTCAGTACAGGTAGTTTTACAATCGAATTTTGGTTTAATACTTCCAGTTCAACAACATATGCATCGTTTGTTTCTAACGAAGCTACTAATGTTGGCTTCACAATTTTAATTAATAACGGATCTGCTAACGGAGTTATTGCAATATATAACGGTTCTGCAGGATTAGTACACTCAACGTCTGCAAGCTATCGAGACGGCGCCTGGCACCATCTTGCGTGGTGCCGTGATGGGACTAGTGCCAGACTTTATATCGACGGCGTTCTTGTAAGCACCAACGTTTCTCAAGCTACTTTCTCGATGGATGCAGGTAGTACTTGGTATATTGGTAATAACGGACTATTTGCCGGCCGGGATTATTTGGGATGTATTTCTAATTTCCGTGTAGTTAAAGGCACAGCAGTTTACACATCAAACTTTACACCAAGTACAACGCCCCTTACTGCAATTTCAAATACAAGTTTGTTAACTTGCCAGTCAAATACTTTTATTGACGCAAGTAGCAATAACTTTACAATAACCGCCGGCGGAAACGTTGTGCCGTCTGTAGTTAGTCCATTTACACCACAATACTCTGTAAAACAAAATTACAGCACAACTGTAATCGGTGGCGCGGCCTATTTTGATGGCAATGGCGATTACTTAACAGCCCCTGACAACGCGGACTTAGAATTAGGTAGTTCGAACTTTACTGTCGAATGTTGGATATATCCCACTAGTTTAAAAGGGTACCAGGCGATTGCGTCTAAACCGGGCGGATCTGATGCTTATGGCTGGGTGTTAGTATTTGAAACAAACAATTCTTTAAGTTTTTACTCTGGCAACGGAAGTTGGACCATAATAATGACTGGCGCAGGCTTTCCGGCGGCAAACTCTTGGAGTCACGTAGCGGTAACCAGATCGGGTAATGTATGGAGAATGTTCTTAAACGGTGTACAAGTAAACACAGTCACAAATGCATTTACTATCGATGATCTTGCATACCCAATGTATGTGGGTTGGTATCCTAACTTCCCGGGGTCGAATAGTGCACAATCATTTAGCGGTTACATTTCTAACTTTAGAGTGGTTAAAGGAACAGCCTTATATACCAGCAACTTTGTGCCACAAAATCGACCATTGACGGCGGTAACTAATACTACATTATTATTGTCTGGCACAAGTGCTGCAATATATGATAGTGTCTCGCAAAATATTTTTGAATCAGTCGGGGACGCTAGAATTTTGAGCGGGAGCACAACTCCTGCGACACCATACTACAATACCTACTACAGTAACTTTTTTGACGGCACTGGCGATTTTATATCAGGTTCTAACGGGGGATCTCTGGGCGCCGGCGATTTCACCATTGAAGCATGGGTAAATGTAAGCGCATGGTCAACATATGGCGCCATTATAGAAAATACAAATACTGGTAGATACCAATTGGGATTTACAGGTACAAATCAGATAGTTTTTTATAGCGGCAGCTCAATTGCAACAACATCTGCAGGCACTGCCCCGTTAAACCAGTGGTTGCATATAGCAGTATGCAGATCAGGATCTGGCGTCAATAATATTTCTATATGGATAAATGGCGCAAACCGCGTACAAGGAACTTCAACTGCTAATTTTTCTGATGACGGGTTGCGTATCGGTACAAGTTTTGATAATTACGGTATAACGGGATATGTTTCAAATTTGAGAATAGTAAAAGGCACAGCAGTATATAACACTGCAACTTTTACTCCGCCAACTGCACCGTTAACTGCAATCTCCGGCACAAGTTTGTTAACGTGTCAGCGTAATAGAATTAATGATAATTCTACAAATAACATATCGTTAACATCTAACGGTGATACCGCAGTTCGATCATTTAATCCATTTCAAAATAATCCAGCTGGCTCCATTTATTTTGACGGCACCGGCGATTATCTAAGGACTCCGTCCACTGTTGAAATTAACAGAGTTTGGTGGGGTAAATCGTTTACTCTCGAATACTGGATTTATGCAAATACGCTAAATCAAGAAGTTGTTAATACCACACCTGTTGTAATAGGAAATATGGACCCAACAGGTGGTACGTGCTACTGGGCTTTTGGTCCAATGGCTAACGGTACAGTTAGATGGTACTATTGGAACGGATCTGCACAAAGCATCAATACATCTGCTGTTATAGCTGCCAGACAGTGGCACCATTTAGCATTTGTTAATAACAACGGGTCGTTGGCCATTTATATTAACGGAGTGTCATCGGCAACAGGTACAGTAGCAGGAACTCCTCAGAGTAGTGCAGCATTTCCGATATCGATCGGTGCTGTAAACAATACCTATTTTAATGGGTACCTAGCAGATTTAAGAATAACAGCAGGCGTTGCTAGATACACTGCGGGCTTTACTCCTCCTACTAGCCCGTTACTAACACAATAAATATAAAAAAGGTATATTAAATGGCATTTCCTAGTAGTCCGATTAATGGTCAAGTTTCAACAGTAAACGGGATTGCCTATGTATATTCTAGCGGAACCAGAAGCTGGGCACGAGTTCAAGGCAATGTAGCCAATTTAGTTGTTGGTACAACATTAACAGTTGGCGGAAATATATCTGCAAAAGGTCGAAATGTTGTTACAAACTTTACAGGCAACACAGCACCAACAAATCCTGTACAGGGCGACGAATGGTACTATGTTGCTGCAGACAAGCTTTTCAAGTACATAAATGATGGTACTAGCAATGTTTGGGTAGATCAAAGTTTTCCAACTACGTTTTCTACGCTAAGTGTAAATCAAATTAATAACTCTGGATCGCCAGGTACTGGAAATATCGGTAGCGTATCGGGCTCATTTAATACAATCTTTGCAAAAGCAACTTCTGCCCAATACGCCGACCTTGCAGAAATATACGAAAGCGACATGAATTATCAGCCCGGTACAGTTGTTATATTCGGCGGCCAAAACGAAATAACAATAAGCACCGAAAGCAACGATACAAGAGTTGCAGGAGTTATTAGTACAGAGCCTGCATTTCTAATGAACAGCACTTCGATAGGAATTCCAGTTGCATTTACTGGTCGGGTTCCTTGTTATGTTTTAGGGCCAGTTGATAAAGGTGATGTATTGATTACTAGCGATATTCCAGGAACCGCACAAAAAATAAATCAGGATTATAAGCCTGGTTGCGTAATTGGAAAAAGTTTAGAAAAAATAGAAGATAGCACGGTGAAAAAAATTGAAATAGTGGTAGGGAGATTTTAATGCCGTTTCCAGTTAATCCAACCAACGGACAACAAGCAACCGTTAACGGAATTGTTTACACTTACAATTCCACTACAACTGCATGGCAGTCAACTTCGACATTTACTGGTAACGTTACTGTAAATCAAATAACTGCTAATTCAATAGTTACGACAACAACCAATTCATCTTCTATATCTGGTAATGCATTGTCAGTAACAGGAGCAGTGACGACTGGCAACATATCTGCAACTGGTAATATATCTGCAACTGGTAATATATCGTCTAGTGGAACTCTTACGGCCGTTAATATCGTAGAATCGTCGAGTATTGTTTTTAAAGAAAATATAAGACCTATAGAAAATTCTTTAGATTTATTACAAAAATTAGTAGCAGTTTTATATGATAGGAAAGACGGGTCTTATTTGAATGAACCGGGTCTGATAGCCGAACAAGTTGAACCCATCATACCTGAATTAGTAGTTAAAGACAAAGACGGGAACCCCATAGGTATTCGATATTCCAAAATACCTGTCTATCTAATAGAAGCTATGCAATCTCTTAAAGAAGAAATAGACAGTTTGAAAAAGAGTTAATAATGGCAATTCTGTCAAATGTTGTTGTAAGTGACGCCGGTTTTATAACATTGCCTATAGGCAACGTTGCCCAACGGCCAGTCTCCCCGGCAACTGGAATGGTCAGAACTAACGCGTCTAGTTTACAAATCGAAACATATTCCGGCACTGCTTGGCAAAATTTTGTTCCCACTGCAGGAATATTTGTATATCTTTGGGGAGCCGGGGGAGCTGGCGGCACACCCGGCGGCTGGGTGTACGGTGCACCAGGCGGTGGGGGTGGGTTTGCGTACGGGCAGCTAGTTAACGTTACTGCCGGTGATACCTTTATTCTGGTAGTTGGCGGCGGCGGCATAATAAATTCAACGTCTGGTGCGTTTGGCGGCGGCGGCCGCGCCTCGGTTAACGGTGTAGACAACCGCTATGGCGGCGGCGGCGGGGGATATACTGGTCTTTTTAGGACATCGGTGTCCCAAGCCAATGCTGTGCTAATTGCAGGTGGTGGGGGCGGCGGGGGATCGAGCCGTGCCGGGACCGGAAACCAGGGCGGATCCGGTGGAGGACTTTACGGACAAATTGGTGTTGCACCTTATGATGGTAAATCAGCATATGCAGGTAACCCCGGGGGTCCTTATTCTGCAGGCGCAGATGCCAGCTCAGACAGTGCCAACACTGCTGGCAACCAAGGCGCATTACAAGGCGGTAACCCTAGAACAAACTGTTATGGCGGCGCCGGCGGCGGCGGATATTGGGGCGGCAGCGCCGGCGGCTACACAGAATCTAATACCATGGGAGGCGGAGCCGGCGGCAGCGGATTTATTAATCAGTCTTACATTGTAAACGGGGTATCGTTTGGTGGCAATTTAAACGTGCCCGGCGGAATAGCTTCATCTTATTACACAGGAAGTTATGGTTACGGGGGAGCAGTCAGCGGCAACGGATCGAATGGTTATGCTGTAATAGTTAAAAATGGAGTAGTGACTACATACACTTATACGGGTTCTAACATCACTATAACAATATAATGGCAACCTTAGCAAATATTACTATCAACGATACTGGGTTTTTAACGGTGCCTTCGGGTACTACAGCCCAGCGGCCTTCTACACCTACAGTTACAACGTCAACATTGAGGCCGATCGGTATTAGTGCCAACGGGTTGAGATTGTTTATTCCTGGTTTTTGGACTACATATCAAAATTTGCCAGCTTATTTAACTGGCTTGCCTACGACAACTTTTATTAACAACACCGACTCTGGAACTTTTACTATTAACTTTGCAGCTAGAGTATATCTGTTGCGTGATCCCACATGGAGTGCTGTAGATCTTACTGGTTGGACGCTTGTTGAATCTGGTAAAAATTATGGAATATCTACAAACACATCTGTGTACTTTAAAGATTTCTCTGCAGGTACCTATGCCTACGATGATTTGTCAGCGATGTACATGTGGGACTTCGGCACCAATGCGGCAGCTCGTAATGGTCAGATGTACTATAACACCAGCAGTCAAGTATTAGAAACTTATAGACCCAACGGTTGGGCCGACTTGCCAGTCACTAACGGGCTAGTTTGTTACCTTGATGCTGGAAGATTTGATAGCTATCCCGGGTACGGCCCGGTGATCAAAGATCTCAGCGGCAGCGGCCGCAATGGACTGTTGATTGGATCTTGGAGTTGGTCCGACATCTACGGCGGCGTAATTCAGCTCAATGCTAGTACAGGATGGATACGTGTGCCAGATATAAACTTGGTTTCAGGTCAATACACTGTTATGGGTGCAACCAGATATACCGGAGCTTCACGAGGAAGAATCATATCATCGCTGTCAAACAATTGGTTGCTTGGGCATTGGAATGCTACTACAGCAAACTATTATGCTGAAGGATGGGTTTCTGGGGCAGGCGTGGGAACCAACGATACCAATTGGAGAATTTACACCGGCACTGGAGATTCCGCTGCAGACTCGTGGGCATTTTATGTAAACAATGTGCTAAACGCAGGTCCCAATAACGGAGGCAGTGCAGGCCCAAACGGACTAAGCATCGGGGCCAGCGCCGGCGCAAGCGAGTGGTCAGACGGGCAATTTGGATTTGTTGTATGCTACAACAGAATACTATCTGCAGCAGAAATGACACAAAATTATAACTATTTTAAAGACAGGTATGGTCTCTAATGGCAATTCTTAAGAATAGTACATTTACAGGAACATTTCGGTTGCCGTCGGGGACTACTGCTCAGCGCCCTGCCGCTCCGACTACTGGAATGATTCGTTATAATACTAGTATCCCTTGTAATGAAATGTATAATGGATCAATTTGGTGGGATTTAGATAACAATGTCCCTTCGGATATCGGGCTTAACAGCACAACTCCAGCGGCATCAGGGATACAACTGCTTCAGGCTAGGCCCACTTATGGTAGCGGCAATTATTATATACAACCTCCCGGGCAGCCATGTTATCAAGTATATGTAGATATGACAAACCAAGGAGGCGGCTGGGTATTAGTCGCATGTGGTCGACAAGGTGCATCAAACGGCATAGCTTGGTGGCAAGATGCCGGCGCCGGCAACTTTGCATCTGGATTAGTATCAGCAAACCTCTCCAATAACACAGTCGCTTATATGCCAACTGATTGGATAAAGGCACTACAAGGCGGCCAAACTTGGCACAATTTTAACGGAATGATCTGTAACAGAATCGTACTAGGGGATAGTTTCTATTTTATCCCCTATAACTCAGGACCATACCGTTTTAGTTGGAGTAACTTCGGCGCCGCCACAGATACACAGCCGCACACTTCAACTTACCTATCATACGGTCGCTGGACAGGACAATGGTTGTCGGGTTCTAACAGTTACAACTACAGCAACAATCTTTGGGGTGACACATTAGGCAACGGAAGCCCCGTTGCAAACGATGCAACTCGTCTGTTTACTTGGTCATGGAGCGGCCATAGTGCAGGCGGAGTTCAGTATTCGGGTTGGAGCGCAGGCGCATCTGTTACAACAGGTTTCCAAGCAGGATCGGAAGGACATGCAATACAACAAGTAAACGTTTTTGTTAAATAAAAATATGTATGAACTTAATATTGATCCAGAAACAAACAAAGAAATACCAAATACAGTAAAACGTACTTCTGACGGTTTTATTATTAATTTTGATATTACAATACCCGAATATAGAGAATATTTAAGCTGGTGTTTCGAACAATCTAAAACCGATGAAGAAATCATCGCAAATATTTAAATCAGGAAATAAATCCAATTTAAGTTAAATATAGTATGGAACAATTATTCAGACGCGATTATCAGGGCGAGTACGTGGTATTTTTGACTACCCAAGTTAAGGGACAAGTTCAACAAAAACGGGACTGGGTGCCTAATACTATTGTTGAGCGCCACACCGGTAACGCTGTAGTGTTTGGTAATGGCAGAAGCAGACTTGAACTAGACGTTACTTATGCTGTATTCGAGGATCATAAAGGCGGCCTTCATGCTACTAAAAAATTAACTACTTACGGTTGCAATGCATTTTTCAGAGATGCTGCCCCACATATACTTGTTGTAAAACATCCTGCCCTGGCAAAAGAAGTATTTCAATCTGGATACGCAGACAATAACATTGTTATTACAACATCTAAAAATATTTTAACTTATCCCGATAAATTCCATCTTATTCCATTTGACCCAGGCTTTGCAGCTGGCCCTACAGCACTATACTTGGCAGCGTTTGACGGTCACAATCGTGTTTATTTCTTAGGCTTCGATGGCCACGAAACCGACAACTATAACAATAATGTATATGCAGGAACTAATTCATATGCCGGCCCAAATGCACACGTAAGTTCCGAAGTATGGGAAGCACAAGCAAAACAAGTATTTGATGCATATCAAAACGTAGAATTTGTTCGTGTAATGCCAACTAGTTCGGCCCGCATACCTGAAGTATGGAAGTATGCAACGAACCTAAGGCAAATTGACTTTAGACAATTTATAAGCGAAGCCGATATTGGCGTTACTTAATCTAACTGTTCTAAAGTTTTTATTTTTTCTTTGTTTGCATCTAGTTTAAATGTTCTGAATACTCCCGGATGCAAAGGCTTCGGATAGTTATCTAGCTTTACCCAACAATAGCCGCTGTGTTCGTGATTTAGATCTGGCACAAATTCTTCGTCTACTTTGATTAAGAATGTGTGATATATAAAGGTTCCTTTATCGCTAGTGTACTGTTCGATAGGAATTACTTTAGCGTCCTTAATTTCTCCGCCCAGCTCTTCTCGAATTTCTCTATTAAGACCTTCTAGAATAGTTTCATTGTTTTCGATTTTCCCGCCAACAATGCCCCATGTGTTTGGATACTTGCCGCCTTCTCGCAGTAAGAATAGATAACGATGAGTTTGCCTACAGTATATTAATGCGCCGCAGCTAGATTTTATAGAATTAGTTGCCATTTTCCAGCAGTATAATGACCTTCGTAACTCTTAGTCCATGTGCCCGCCGCCCAGCGATATTGAACAGAAGTAGTTAAATTAGTTACATATTCTATACTACTAGCAGCCCTGCTGTCAAATGCTACGATCCAGTGAACGCCATTATATTCGATAATATCATTTGCGTATGCTTGTAATGGTGAACCGGTGCTGTCTTGCCAATTATATGCAGGTTGGGCTCCCTCCGGAGTTATATAGTCATTGACTAGCAAATACCTTGTGCCTGGCACGGGCGCAATTAAATCCGCAGTTGGTCGACTTCTGGAAGGATCAATTATAGCAGTTACGGGTTCTAAGGTGTTTACAGGTATAGTGTCGATATCTGCAGTCCAAAGCAAAACGTTTTCATTTTGAGGATGATATGCAACTGTGCCCACAACTTCATTGCCATCGTCCAATTCCAATTTAATTTGGCTACTGCCGTTTGTCAAATTGCCGTAAACGTTAATTAAATCTCGCCATTTTTCGTTGTAACCCACTTTCGATGGCACTAATGTGAATGACAACCGATCCCCGATATTTGCACTTACGTTCAAATTGGTAGTAACAGTTTGCCCGTCTACACTTACAACGACGCAGTTGGCGTCAATGTTTGGGCCGGACACTCTCATGCCAGGTACAACATCTTTACCGCTACTAACAGTGAAGGTAGTAGTATTTGCAATATTTGCAGCAACTTTTTTAATTACCTGCTGCCCAATCGGGTCGCTCACAGGTTCTTCGTAGCCTATTAACTGCAATTGATTGTTAATTAAAAGCACTCCGTATTGTAAAGGAGTAAAGTATTGCCTGCCCAATAGCTGATCGTCGTCATACAATGCAGCTTCTAGATCGCCGGTACTGTTAAAAATGCTAGCAATAATCTTCTGAATAACACCCATCTTACGAACTAAAGTTGGGCTACTGATCCAAATTGGTAAACTAAATGTTAATGTGGCAATATCAACTTGCGGTGTAGTGCCTTCTGGTACAGAGCGACTAGTCCATTGAATGTTTTCTAATAGGACATAGCTTAAACTGGTCCAGTCTATATAATTATCGGTACTCTGTATTTCTAATGCAGGATTAAACAGTGTACAAATCTGTTCAATGATTTGCAATTTTTGCGTTGTATTAGAAGTCCAAATATCCAACTTAAGTTGTAAGTTATAGGGAACTGGCATCAAACGATCAACGCTTAGTGTGTCTCCCTGCTGCGTGCTATATTGCCCTGTGCTAGCGTCATAGTATCTTTCTCTAAGCTGCATCTTGCTAACAAAGGTTGGATTTTGTACTCTGGCACGATCGTAAGTGAGTCCAGAAATATAAGCAGCCATCACTGGTACGCTATTAAGATAACTTTCGCTACCCTGGTTAATAATGCTTGCTACTTGTCTGCTACTGTCCCCGTAAATTACAGGCACACGCTGAAGAGCCACTACACCATTGCGATCTCTTCCGAATTCAACTTGAAAATTAGAAACCATTCTAATAAATTGTATAACAAATCTTCGGATTTGTTCATCATAGAAGAAATTTTGTAAGCTCATTAGTTATCTGCCTTGGGTGTTAGTGCTTTGCTTAAGCTTTGTCTTACTGGCTGTGTCTTGCCCTCTGCATCGACAAAAGTACCCGATTCGTTAACAAACCTGCTGCGCTGTGTTAGATTATTTGGTCCAGGAGTTAGATCTGTGCGTACAGCATCTTCGATCTTAGTCCAACGGCGCCCATCGAATCTAAACAGTCTATTTGGAATGTAGTCTGTTCTTAATACATAATCGCCCACTCTTGGTTGTGCAGGGAAGCTAGTGCTAGCGGTAACAGGCCAACCGTCGGGCGCCACTCCATCCCCGCCCAAATATGCAGGGATAGTGGTGTTGGGAGTTACTTGCGCACTATCAGTTAGTGTTACTGTGCTATCGACAGTAAGAGATGTATTGTCAGTATATGTACCCAATGGGTCACCGGGTCCTTGTAGTCCGTTCGGCCCTCTTTCTGGCTCTACATACAATGTGTCGGTGTCGTAGCCGCTCTTAGGAACATCAATTTGTGCCTGTGCGATTACAGCATCGTTAATTTCGTTCAACTTAGCAAGATTAGTAATAAGCTGACCGATTGGTGTATCTTCATTGTCAACTAAGTTATCAATAATATCTTTGTATTCTTGGCTATTAACCATTGGAATAGCTTTAACACGAATTAAATGCGGCCACCAAGTTTGGCTGAAACCTTCTGCTGCAAAAGTCACATCTTGAATAACATAGAAACGCTTTAATACTGCAGGAATGTCTGCGTTCAATGGATAGTAATCCTTTTTGTGCTGTAGCTCAATGACGTCGCCGCTCATTAGCTTTCGGCCAATCATTGCTACAGTATCATTCAAATGGAACGTCATCACAATAGTATCTGAACTTAGCATTAAGCCAAACTGTGTAAGGTCCCAGTCGTTGTCGCTTACAGTGTAGATACCACGCATCACATACACACTAGTATCATACTTTCGATCTCTGTTTTCTAAAAACAATAGATCCTGGATATTTGTTATGGTAGGATTTGTGTAGTTGGGCTGAGTTGCATCTCTCCAAAAAACGCTAACAGGTGTTCCGCTGGGGATACTTGCAGTTACGTTTGAGCTGATTGTTACGCTGTTTGATGATACATTAGTTGATGTAATTACAGCGTTGGCAGTTATGTTAATGCCTTGTACAGTTTGTCCTACTTCAAAGCCTGCAACGTTTGCAAATGTTAGCGTATTGCCTGAACCAACAGTTGCTGTCAATGGATAAGCATTTGCACTGGTTTGTGGCCCCAAATACTTGTGCAGCAAAACCCCAGTGCCGCCCACAGTGAATTCTTCGCTTATGCGTTTATCAAAAAATTTGTAGTCGTTTGTGTGGTTGTCCCGCCACATGCTCAGTCTAGGCATATAGAATCCCGATAATAGTGTATTTATGGTTAGTTTGACAGTAAATACCAAACGGCACTATAATATGAACATGCATGAAATTCATCAGCAGAATCAAGCCAAATTAAGCGAGTGCTTGGCTATGTTGGCCCAATTCGATATCCGCGCCAAAAGCGCATTGTGGAAGTTCTACAATAATTGTCGGACAATTATGGTTGAGATGGATAAAGAAATGGTCTACTGCCGCCGCCGCGGGAAACTCAGTGGGAAATACTCGAGTTTACAAGCAGAATTTGATGAGTGTGTAAATACCTACAAACAATGGGTTACAATGGCAGCACTTTCGTATTAATTGACGAAGTCCCGTTTTGGTAGTATAATAAGCGTTTTGCAACTAAGGATTCATTATGGCAACAGCAGCCGGTATTAAAATTAAAAACAAAGTTCCCAAGACTAGGAACCCCTTGTTTATGGATGAAAAGTACACCGGCGGCGAACCTGAATGGCCCCAGGATGCTGCCGAGTGGGACGACGCAAAGTTTGATAACCGTCTGCGCAAAAGCTTTTACTACTACAATTATTATTACAGCCAAAAGGACTGTAAAAAATACGTGTCTGAGTGGATGAAAAACTCGGGCACCTACACCAAAGAGGACATTAAAGCTTTTGACCGCGCTAGCGATAAAAGCATTTCGATGACCGCTTGCAGCCTGATCATGGCCCATAAAGCAGGCATGCCTTTCCGTGGTCGACATATTGATTTCCTACAGTCCAGCATTAACGATGCAATCGCAAAAGCAGAAGGTGAGCCCGTTGCAGAAGAAGCAAAGCCCGGGGAAGCGGTTGAAGTTTACAAGCCCACCATCCAGGATCGTCTAGCTGAAAAGACCAGTGAACTTATTGGCGAACTGGAAGGCGTATACGACAATGTACACCAAAACATCAAAATCGACTTTAAAGCCTACGACTTCCTGACAGGCAAAAACGTCGTACAAAGCCAGCTCAGCAAGTACGAAGCACTGTATTCTGCCCGTAAAGCAGAACTAGAAGAAGCGCAAGCCAAGACTGACGAACAGCTTAAAGAAGGTTATCGTCATTACAAAGCTGCTGATTTTAAGCGTATGATTGCATGGATTGATAACCTGCTGGCAGCAATCGAGCAATATCGCGGCGTTAAGAAAGCTACGAAAAAGGCCCGAGTTAAGAAGGCACCCAGCAAAGAGAAGATGATCTCCAAGCTTAAGTACGCCAAGGATGACAAGCTGCTTAAACTGGTCAGTATTAACCCTGCTGATATTATTGGGGCAGCCGAGCTATGGATCTATAACTCCAAAACTCGCAAACTAGGCAAATATGTTGCTGCGCCATACAAAACACTGGGCATCAAAGGCACAAGTATTGAAGGGTTTGATACCGACAAGAGCGTGTGCAAAACCCTGCGTAAACCCGAAGAAAAGCTCAAAGAGTTTGGTAAAGCAGGCAAGGTGCAGTTGCGCAAATTCCTAGAAGATATCAAGGCAACTGAGACTAAATTGAACGGTCGTATTAATACAGATATCGTTCTGCTTCGTGTAGCGTAAGATAGAAAGTCCTATTAGCTAAATATGGTTAATAGGACTTTTTATATGTCAACAGTAATTCAGCCCGATCTAAAAAATGATTTTAGTTTAAGGACCCAAAACCTACACGGGCCCGGCCCAATTAGCATGGATAGTGCTATTGCGGCAAATCCACAAATTCAAACCCTAAATCAGCTACGTAACGACATGGTCGATTACATTCGCTTGCGTTTAGGCGATCAAATTGTAGACATTGAACTAGACAAAGAACACTACGATTTGGCGATCAAGCAAGCACTTGTAAAGTATCGTCAAAAAGCACAAAACGCAGTAGAAGAAAGCTATGCGTTCTTAGATTTAGAACCTAATGTACAAGAATACATTCTGCCCAACTACATTATGGAAGTTAGGCAAATTTTCCGTAGGGGTATTGGTAGCGTAAGCGGAACAACAGCTAGTCAGTTTGAACCTTTTGCATCAGGTTACCTAAACACCTACATGTTGGTAGCAGGTAGAGTAGGCGGCCTGACTAACTACGAACTGTTCACACAGTACCAAGAACTAGCCATGACCATGTTCGGTGGTTACATTAACTATACTTGGAACCGCGTGACCAAGAAGCTCACACTTGTAAGAAAAATCCCTTACGATAACGGACAAGTAATCAGCTTGAACGCTCTTTCTGCCAGTGGCACAGCTACTGGTAGCACTATCACAATTACACTTAATTCTGCACCTAAGCAGACAGTTAAAGTAGACGATAGTATCTATCTACAGAATTGCCCAATTAACGGTTACAGCACCGAATACAGAGTAGTCACTATCGATCCTTCTCAAACAGTTATTACAGTAGTATCTAATCAGCCTTTGGGCGCAACAACTGTTACAGGCAACGATTTACAAAAGACCACATGTTTGATTCCGGACCTGAATCCCGAAACAAACAATATGGAAAGTGTGCTGCTTTGGATCTATAACTATAAGCCCGACAGCTTATTGTTAAGTGACCCAATGGTTTATCCATGGTTGCAAGATTACGCACTTGCATTCTGTAAAACTATTTTGGGACAAGCTCGCGGCAAGTTCTCGTCTCTTGCAGGCCCACAAGGTGGCACACAACTAAACGGCGCTGCCCTTATGGCAGAAGGTCAGGCTGAAATGGAAAAACTAGAGCTAGATCTAAAGAACTATGTCGACGGCTCTCAGCCACTAACATGGGTTATCGGTTAATATGAGAATTAATGAAATAGAACGAATTGATCCAGAAGATTGGGAAGGCGGTAAACAGGCACTGAATAAAGGGATGCCTGTTATAAAAAATGCTAAGAAACTTCCAGGTAGTTCGGGATTACTGTATTCAATTGACCAAGGGGAAACTAGAGGTGTAATTGATATCGCTTTGTGGGATCCTGCCAAAAAACCCATGTACAAAGGTGCTCCTGGAATGGAGGTAGGAAGACTAGAGTTAATAGAATTGCCTAGATTTGAAATACCCGGTGCAGTCGCAGTAAGCACTATCACAGTAGATGAAGATTACCGCGGACAAGGACTGTCCACAGCAATGTATAAAATTGTACTGAAAAGATTAATGCGACCTCTTGTTGCAGGTGATGCACAAACACCAGGTGGCAGAAGGAACTGGGTTAGTATTGCTAATATCCCCGGCGTGCAAATTAAAGGTTACGCCAGACTTGAAGAAGATGACTTGATGGACAAGGACAACATTGATGTTATCATGGGTAAACTAGGCGGGGAAATATCCCATAATGAAAGAAGCGGTGATTACTTTGTCACGTTCGATGTTATGCCATCAACTACAGGTCAAGAGTTAGAAGCATACATTAAAACCAATCTATCAAAAGTATATGATGAACCAATTGGTATGCTAACTGGTCTGTATGCACAGTGGACCGGCGAATAAACCTGTTGATCTATTCAGATTAACCTGCTAAAATACCTTCCTTGGAGAAGGTATTTTTATGATTATTGGAATTTGCGGTCTTATTGGTGCAGGTAAAGATACTGCTGCTGATTATTTGGTTAATTTCCACGAATTTAGACGGGAGAGCTTTGCTGGCACTCTTAAAGATGCAGTGGCTTCGGTATTTGGTTGGGACAGGGAAATGCTAGAAGGCCGCACCAAAACAGCCCGCGAATGGCGAGAGCAAATTGATCCCTGGTGGAGTGAACGCCTGAACATGCCCAATCTAACCCCCAGGCTAGTACTTCAGCTGTGGGGCACAGAAGTATGTCGCAAAGCATTCCACGATGATATTTGGATTGCCAGCGTGGAAAATAAACTGCGTCAAACCAAGGACAACATTGTAATCAGCGATTGCAGATTCCCCAATGAAATCGCTAGTATTCGTAATGCAGGCGGCAGGGTAATTAGAATTGCTCGTGGAGCAGATCCCGACTGGTTTAGCTTGGCTAAAGTTAACGTCGACGAGATGCGTAAACTTTACCCTAAAGTTCATGCTAGTGAATACAGCTGGGCTGCTACAGACTTTGATATGGTAATTGACAATAACGGATCAATTGAAGACCTATACGCAGAACTTAAAAATCTGGTATAATTGTTGCAGGCTTCCAAGGAAATCTGCCAGCAGCTATTTCTACCCTGCAGTTTAAACAAACAGATTTTAAATTGAGAGGGTTAACATTCTTTAAATTCCCGTCAACATGATAGACAGACATCTGCTTGTCGGGAAATTTTGATTTAAACCCGCACTTATCGCAAACTGCTTGTTTCCGATAGCCTGCTTTATACCAAGCAGGCACTTGCTTAAACTTTTTGCCCTTACGGATACAGCTATCACAAAGCTTCCTATAATGATATATGCCGTCTTTGATGTAGTTCACAGCGGCAGGACATTGATTGCATACAGGGCATAGCGGTCTACTCATATCTGTATTTAATCCAAACCTTTGCAAAGGGCAAGCAAACAGCCCATATTTCACATCTTCCGATAAATATTTGATATGTTTATAAGGATGTGAAACATGGCCTTAGTTTCTCCAGGCGTACAAGTAACAGTAACAGATCAAAGTAACTATGCTCCAACAGCATTAGGTTCTGTTGCTTATATTTTATTAGCAACCGCCCAAGATAAAGTTGCTCCAGGTGGTACTGCAATCGCTGCAGGTACTTTGCAAGAAAATGCAGGTAAAATTTATACAATTACCAGTCAGCGAGATCTAGTAACAACATTTGGAACACCGGTATTTAAAACAACTAGCTCCGGCGCCCCTATTAATGCTGCTGAGCAAAACGAATACGGACTGCTAGCAGCATACAGTGCTCTTGGCGTAAGTAACACAATGTATGTGCAAAGAGCCAACGTTGATTTGGCTGCGCTAACAGGAACCACTATTCGTCCATTGTCTAATCCTAGCAATGGCGCATTTTGGCTAGATACCAGCTTAACTAACTGGGGTATCTATGAGTGGAATGCTGGAACACAGAACTTTGTACAACAACCAGTTACAGTAATTAATTCTGATAGCTTATTAGATAACGGCTTTACACCTATTTCTAGCGTCGGCGCAATCGGCGATTACGCAGTAAACGTTGTTGATGATACTAATCCAATTTTCCACAAAGGAAGAAATAACAAATGGAATTTGGTAGGAAATACTGCTTGGCAAGCCAGCAACCCTGTAATTGCAGGCTCTACTGCAAACCCAGTAGTTGCCGCAAATGGTAATATCAGTATCAACGGAACAAGTATTGACGTATTCATTGGTAACACAGTGACACAAGTCAACACTGCAATCGCAACCGCAAATATTACTGGCATTTATTCAACAGTAAGCAACGGTCGTCTAATAATTGCAGGTGACTCTACTGCCACAAATGGTTTTGTTAATATTGCAGATGTAACAGGCAATACTCTAACTACATTTGGTATTAGTGCAGGTTCTTATCATGTTCCAAGCACACAAGTTAGCCCATATTTTAATATTCCAAATTGGCAAGGCAACGTTTCTACAGGCGCTGGCTACCCAACAGGATCTGTATGGCAAAAAGCTAGCCAACTTGGTTCCGGTTTAAACGCAGTACTAAAACAGTTCAACGGCGTTACAAATGCATGGGCAACTCAAACTGTTCCTTCTTATGCTAACGTTTTTGCTGCAACATACGGCTTAGATCCAACAGGTGGCGGCACAAATATTCTGCAAGGTCTAACTTTCGCACAATATAACACATATGAAACCACAATTTCCACTCTAGGAACTTATTTGTGGTACAGACAAAATACAGGACCTACAACTGTAACAGCTAATACTATTGGTGCAAGTAATACAATTAATATTGGCGATAGCTTTACTGTTAAGACATTCTCGAATGTAAGCACAGGAGCTACTGCAACTTACACAGTAACAATTTCTACAGCCACTCAAGACGGTTTTGTAGCTGCGGTTTCTGCTGCGAATATTCCGTATGTAACTGCTGAAGTAAATTCTGACGGTGCTCTAGTTCTTACACATGCACTAGGCGGCGACATGCAAATTAATGACGTTAGTGGTGTGTTGGCCAACGTTGGGTTTAACACTACAGTTAATAACTACTATCCAACTCCAGCTGGAACAGCAGATGTTTATATTGCATCTAACTGGCAGCCTCTAAGCAGTGTTGGCAATGGTTACTACTCACAACCATCCCAACCATTCGAAGCACCAGTTAACGACAAGTTCTGGTACTACAATACACCTGCCAGAGCTGACATTATGATCAGCAACGGCAGTGCATGGGTTGGTTATAGAACACTAAACTCCGACATCCGCGGATATAACCTAAGCGCAACTAACCAAGCTGGTCCTATCCTAAGTGCTACTGCACCAACAACACAAGATAATGGTGCTGCACTTGTGCTAGGTGACCTATGGTTAGACACCAGTGATTTAGAAAATTATCCAAAGATTTACAGATACCAAAATGTGTCTGGTATTAATCAGTGGGTATTAGTTAATAACGCTGACAATACAAGCCAAAACGGTATTATATTTGCAGATGCTCGTTGGGGAACTTCGGGATCCGTTGATCCTGTACTAGACGCAATTCCAACTATTGCAAGTTTAGCAACAAGTAGTTACGTTGACTTAGACGCTCCTGATCCAGCATTCTACCCACGTGGTATTCTGTTGTTCAACACAAGAGCTAGCGGTTATAACGTAAAACAATATAAGTCAGAGTACTTTACAGCACAAGCTTATCCAACAGTATCTGGCGCAATCTTAGCAAACACAAATCCTGCAACATGGGTAACTGTAAGCGGATTTGATACAAGTGGCGTTCCAAACTTTGGACGCAAGGCTCAACGCGGCGTTGTAGTTGCAGCACTAAAATCTGCAATTGACAGCAGCACAGCATTGCGCGAAGATCAGAACGTATTCAACTTGATTGCTTGCCCAGGATATCCTGAGTTAATTCCTAACATGATTGCATTGAACGAAGATCGCGGTCAGACAGGATTTATTATTGGTGACACTCCAATGAGATTACCTGCTACAGGAACTGATATCCAGGCTTGGGCACAAAACAGCACAGGTTCGACAACAACTAGCGAAGATGGTTTAACAACTATTAACCCTTATGTTGGTGTATACTACCCAAGCGGACAAACAAACGATCTAAGTGGCGCTCCAGTAGTTGTACCACCAAGTCATGCAGTAATTCGTTCTATCATTAAGAGCGATAACATCAGTTATCCATGGCTAGCACCAGCTGGTACACGCCGAGGCCTAATTGACAACTTAAACGCAATCGGATACGTTGATCCTACAACAGGTCAATTTATCAGTATTGGCGTAACACAAGGTCTACGCGATGTAATGTACACAAACAAGATCAACCCATTGACAAACTTACCTGGCACTGGATTGGTTGTGTACGGACAAAAGACTCTAAGTGCTACACCTAGCGCAATGGACAGAATCAACGTAGCAAGACTAGTTAACTATCTAAGACTACAGTTGAACACACTAACAAGACCGTTCATCTTCGAACCAAACGACCCAATTACACGCAAGGGTGTAACCGCAGTTGTTTCTAGTTTGTTGAACGATCTGATCGCAAAACGTGGTATCACTGATTACCTAGTAGTTTGCGATACAACTAACAATACTCCAGAGCGTATTGCTAGAAACGAACTATATGTAGACGTTGCCGTACAGCCAACTAAGGCCGTAGAATTCATCTACATCCCAATCAGATTGAAGAATCCTGGCGAAATTCAAGCTGATAACCTAGCACCAGCAGCAACAGTAGGAACAGGAGCATAATATGGCAGTTTCATCATTAACAAGATTCACAGTACCACTGGGTGGAAACCAAAGCGCATCCACTCAAGGTCTGTTGATGCCAAAACTTAAATTTCGCTTTAGAGGCGAATTTGAGAACTTTGGTATTAGTAACCCAAAAACAGAGTTGACAAAGCAAATCATGACATTTGCTCGTCCTCAGGTAACATTTGATCCTGTTGAAATTCCTGTTTATAACAGTAAAGTCTATATTGCTGGTCGTCCAACATGGAACGCAGTAAGCGTAACATTGCGCGATGATGCAGGCGGTAACGTAAGCAGACTAGTTGGCGAACAGCTACAGAAGCAGTTCGACTTTATGGAGCAGGCTAGCGCAGCTTCTGGAATCGACTATAAGTTTATTTCTAGAATTGAAATGCTAGACGGTGCTAACGGTAATACTGAGCCTCAGGTACTAGAGTCTTGGGAACTATACGGTTGCTTCTTAACAGACGTAAACTACAACGATGTTGACTACGGTAGCAATGATCCAGTGACAATTACAATGTCTATTCGTTATGACAACGCCATTCAAACCACAGGCGGCGTAGGTACAGCAGTACCAAGAACCAACGGCGGCGTAATTACTGGTTAATATAACCAAAACAAAAGCCCCACGTGAGTGGGGTTTTTTACGGCTAAATATTTGTATGCCTTCTTTGTATAATGCCAATCTTAAACCGCTAGAGCCAGGTGTAGCCACACATCCGTACGATCACGCCACTAAGCTATTCATAGCGGATAATATGAGATTGGCTCCAAAGCAGAGCTTCTTATATTATGTTTGTATAAACATTGATGTTGGGATATTACAAAACTTATTAACAAATTCGCAAAGCTTGCAAGATCCTGCCAGTACTCAAAGCTTAGTTGAACAATATGAAACTGGACTTATGGCCAAGCGAGTTGACTTACCAAAGTTTAGCATAGCAACAAAGACCATGAATGCGTATAATAGAAAAAATATTATACAAACAAATATTAGCTACGACCCTATTACTATTTCATTCCACGATGATGCAGCAGATGTTGTAAACAAATTTTGGAACGATTACTATACCTACTATTATAGAGACAGTGATTATGATGCTGCTCTATACGGAGTACCGCATAAGTATCAACCCAGACTTCGAGAAGGATGGGGCTATTCTCCAAGAAACGGTACTACTAAACAGTTTTTAAGAAATATTCAAATATTCAGTTTACACAATAAAAGATTTACAGAATACCTTTTAGTAAATCCATACATTACAAGTTGGCGACACGGTGAGCATAACTCAGAAGCAGGTTCGGGCATTATGGAAAATCAAATGACCATTGCCTATGAAACTGTAAAGTATAGGACTGGTTTTATTAATCCTGTGGATGTAAATGGATTTGCTGTCATTCACTACGACAACTTTAACAGCCCGGTTAGTGATAGTGTAACTAACATTTATACAGATGCTGGTATACTGGGAGCAATTGATGGCGGCTCTAAAGATCTTGCAAGGCCAGATGGCACTGGCAGCGGTAGCGGAATTTTGGGCAGTATTTTGGGAGCTTATCGATCTTATAATCAATTAAAAAGTGCAAACTTTAGCAGCCTGGGCGCAATAACATTGGGGCAAATCGGATCTCAAATTATTAACGGCGCGATTAATGGTGCAATTAACAATATTTTTGTTCCAACTTCATCAAGCGCAGCTGGATACGGCACAGTTTACGGCAGCAGTCAAGTTTACGGCAACTCGGGAGTTTTAAGTTCATATCCTTATGCCATTGGCGTTCCAAATTCAGGAGCAACTATTGCTGGTAGCGCAGTTAATCAATTAGTGGGCGCAGCAATCAACTCTGTAGTCCCGAATACTAACTTCTACGTGCAAGGGCTCACAACAAATCAATCTGGACCTCCACTTACATCGGCCCAGCAAGCTGTTTATCAGTTCCAAGGAACTAATACAAACACAGTCCCAATTTTAGTAAATGCACAAGGTCAGCCAGTTACACAACAGCTTACATATAGTACATATGATACGCAAGGTAATTTTATTAGCACTGAGCAAACACTAGGCGATAGTACAGGTACTTACAATCCTAACAATAATAAATTAAATCTTCAAACAGTTGGAACTTATGTCGGTCAAGACGGACAAACTATGTATGCTTATAACTATACCGACGGAACTCGTCGCATAGTTAACGATAACGGAACATACGAACAAATATTCCCTGGCAGCAACTATGGTAAACCTACAGTATTAATAGGCCCAACAGATACTAGAGTTTTAGCAGCAAACGGACAAACTATCAATCCTGCTGCTCAACAATATTACACAGTTAATGGTGTAACATATGTCGTTAATCCAACAGGCGGCCAAGCTACAAATATTGTTGCGCAAGGCGTTGGCGCTATCGGTGGTGGCTATGTGGGTGCCACACTGTACGAAGCGTTAGCTCAGACTGGATTAGGAAAAACAGTAATAGGTCAAGCTGTTGCGGGAGCAACAAGCGGAGCCCTTGCAATGGCAACTAGCAAAGCAATTGAATCGGGTTTAACACCTATATTCAACAAAATCAGCCAAGATTTTACGCAAGGTATTAGTAATCTAACCGGTGCTATTACAAATAAAATAGGTTCATGGACTGGTACAGGCGGATATAATCCAATGGATATTACTAAAAACGTTGCCACTAAATCAATATTTGACGACGGTAGTACCTTATACACATATAAAGACGGTACAAGTCTTAGCATCGACACAAATGGTGTAAGGACAGTAGTAAGTCCAGGAACTAATGCTGGCTCTGGTTGGTGGCCATTTGGTAGTACAACTCCGGGCGTAAACGTTGATGGAATAACAACTCAAGCTGGATCGGCTTCGATTATAACAGATGGCTACGGCAATCCTATTTTAAATGGGTCAGGTGGCTATTTGACTACCACAGGATCAAATGCCAGCTTCTTGGGCAGCGGCGCAGATCAAGCATTTAGTAATTATTTTGAAAGCAGCGGCAATACATTAAATCCTTTATCAACGGATTTTAATTTCGATCCTGCAGGACTATATGGGTTAGACACAGTTTACACAGTAGACGATTTTGCAGGTTTCGACTCATCTTTACTTGGCATTTAATCAATTATGAATCCTGAATTTAATCCTCAACAGCCCAGTAATTTAACACCTAGCGGTAACAACCCTACGACAAATTACTTTAATAATATTTTTATACCTGCATATACTGTTAGCGACAATACCAATGATGCTATAACTAGCTTTTTTGAACAGCAAACAGGCAATTTAGAGAGTGCCAAATTACTAGCTCAGGCTCTAATTAATACCGCCCAAGCAGAGCGTGCAGACCCTTTAGTAATTTTAGATCAATTTAAAAATATACCTAGCGGTGACTTAAACACTGTCATGGCACTTTACTTTAACACATCTCGTGTTGGTACTAGTTTGTTAGGTATACGCAACGAAACTAAAACTAGCCCTTACGTATCCAGAACAATTTTAGTATAAATGGCATCTAAATTTAGTCAGGGCAAATACACTATTAAGAATCCCGAAAAATATGTGGGCAAGAAGCAACCCACATATAGGAGCAGTTGGGAATTTAAATTCATGCAATTTTGTGACGATAACCCAGCAATATTGCAATGGGCTAGTGAAGCCATACATGTAAATTATGTAAATCCTTTTACACGTAAACCGACCATTTATGTTCCCGACTTTTTAATAATTTATGTAGATGCCCAAGGAAATAAGCACGGCGAAGTGATCGAAATTAAGCCCAGAAAAGAAACAACAATGGAAGCCGCCAAAAGTGCTAGGGATAAAGCAGCAGTGGTTTTAAATATGCACAAATGGCAAGCTGCACAAAAATTTTGTGCCCAGCAGGGTTTAAAATTCAGGGTTGTTAACGAATCCGATATTTTTGTTGGCACATCGTCCAAATAAATATTGGTATGACACGTAAACTTGAAGAATTATTCAATTTGCCCGAATCGGTCCCTGAGACTGCTACTCCGGAGCAAGCGGCATCGATTACTGAAGAACAGCAAACCGTTTTTAAAGAAATTGACTCTGCAATAGATAAAATAGACGCAGCTTTACCGGGCGTAAAGGGCTTGGATGCTAGCGATGCGGAAATGGACGAGCTAGCAGAACTAGCCAAAGACAAGTTCAATGATTTGATGGATTTGGGCATGAATGTTGATAGTAGATTTAGCGGTCAAATATTTCAAACAGCTGGAGTATTACTGGGGCATGCCATTTCAGCTAAACAAGCAAAATTAGATAAAAAATTACGTATGGTCGATCTGCAACTTAAAAAGATGAGATTAGATCAGCAAGCAAAAGCAGCAGGGGAGTTACCTGCAGGCACTGTTGAAGGCGAAGGAGTTGTGGTAGATCGCAACGCACTTTTAGCTCAAATTTTGAACAAGCCTAAGCAATAATTGCCAAATTCTGCTAAATAGATAATAATAGGAATCTTTATGTTTAAGAGTTTTAAAACTTACCTAACTGAGAGTCACAGGACCTATGATTTTAGAGTTCGAGTAGCTGGCGACCTAACCAGCGAAATGCTAGATAAATTCAAGCGTGTATTGGAAACATACAAGGTAGAAAGTGTTAGCAGTCCTAAGAGATTGCCAATACAAGAAACACCAGAATTTCCAAACATGGGTGCTGTACAAGTAAACGTTTTCGATGTCAGCTTAGCTTATCCAGCAAATGATGCGCAAGTGCACAATTTGTTAGCAGAATGCGGTTGTGTTGCAGCAGCTTGTATTAAAGTTCATCCCGCCAACAGCCCATACGAAGCTGTACTTGCAGGAACAGAAGTGAGCAATAAAGATGGCAAAGAAGGCGAAGCTGTATTGTTAAAAGACGATATGAAAGCAGATGCAGTCCCCGAAGATCTAGTAGGAGACAAGCGTGTACCTAACTTAATTAAAGAGTTAGAAGAAACACGCAAATATGAATACCCAGAAGTTGCTGGCGGCAGCACACCAAAAGCAAAAACAACAAACGAGATTCCTACTGGTGATGCAAGTCCTATCGGCACACACAAGAACAAAATACCATCACCAAAGAAAATGACAGCAGGAAATGGAAGATAATTATGAGCAATAACATTTATAACATTCTTAATAATTTTAACAAGGTTGCTCAAGAAGCAAAACCTGTTGTTAATGAACAAAAAGCCGTCACACAAAAAACTAAGCTTGAAGAAAGCATGGAGCAGATCAGTGAAAAATATATGGGCTTTAAAAAGACTGCCGCCGCAGTTAAAAAGGGAGGTAGCGCAGAGAATCCCGAAGCAGTTGCAGCAGCAATTGGACGTAAGAAATATGGAAAAGAAAAATTCCAGCAAGCTGCCGCCGGAGGCAAAAAGCTAGGCGAACAGCAAGATGTTACTGAAGTCTCACTGAAGCTAGCAACAAAGGCTTTTGCTAAGAGAACTGCTGACGCATGGGGAAAAGGTGATTACGCAACTAATGCTGAAGATGATAAAGAAGCAAAAAAAGCAAGTGACAAAGCTGATAAAACATATAGCCGAATCGGAAAACGTTGGGGCACTGATGCCCAAAAGAAAGCCGACAAAGCAGCGGACAAAGAAATTTACGGAGTACACGAAGGGTCAAAACCGGATTACATCGATCTAGACAAAGATGGCGACAAAAAAGAACCAATGAAGAAAGCTGCCAAGGATGTAAAGCAGAAGAAAGTGCAAGAAGTTGCACCTCCTGGAGCTAAGGCTGAGCGCATGGTAAAGCATATCAAAAAAGGCTATGCTAAAGACGGTAAAGTAACCGACAAAGAAAAATCTATTGCTTATGCTACTGCCTGGAAAGCACACAACAAAGGCAAACTAGAAGAAACAATTAAGTCTTTAATCGATGCCGGTTTCACCAAAGACCAAATCGTCGAAGGCTGGGAAGAAATGATGAAGTCTGTTCATCAACGCGGTAAAGAAGAAAAAGGTACTGGCAAATTTGATAAAAAGAAAATTAGCACAGGTACTGTTTACTCTCGCAAGTATGATCCAAAATCTGGAGAAACTGACGATACCGGCAAAGACGGCGAAGGTCAAGCAGTAAAGCGTGGACGTGGTCGTCCTAAGAAAAATACATTTGAAAGTTTTAGTACTGCAAATCGTATGATTGCAGAGACTTTCAAATCTTTAGTAGAAGGTAGAATCGAAGGCGGCGTATGGGTAGACAAGCCAGGTAACGTGCCTGTCCCACAAAACCCAGAAGTAGCAAAACCAACTCCAGCAGCTTCTAAGCCAGCTCCTTTGACAATTCCGCCAGCTTACAAGTATGATCCAAAAGCAAAGGTGATGCCTAGCGATCCAGAAGGCGTTAAAGAAGAAGATGAGGATATGGAAGAAGGTAACGCATTTGGCGCAGCAATTGCAAAAGCCAAAGCAGATGGCGTTCAACCTGGCGAAAAAGTTGAAGTAGGCGGAAAAGAGTATCCTGTGAAGGAAGACGAAGAACTAGACCAAATGCGTCGAATTGCTGGTCTTAAAGAGTGCGGCCCTATGGGCTACGGCGGAATGCAAAATCCAGAAGGCAAAATGAACATTACTACCAACATGAGTAGCGATGGCACTAAAAATGTAACTATCAGCGCAGATGGTGAAGCTACTGCAGAATTGTTACAGATGCTTAAACTTGCTGGAATGGGCGGCGCAGAACACGAACACGAACCCGAAGCTACAGAACTTGTAGTAGCACAAGATGATGAAGAGGAAGTAGATGAAGCCAAAGACGAGCGTTACCATGCATCTACAACACCAGATGAACAAGTAGCTCCCGTTCAAGCACAAACTAAAGGCGGAGACGGCGACGTTGCCGGCCAAGAGAAAACTATGCGCAAGCATGGTTATCAGTTCGGTGATAATAACCTAGCAATGCGTGAAGTTGCAGCAGAAGGCATTCAAAACTTAGACACAATGG